TGTAGAACTGCTCGCACAGGCTCAGCTGCTTCTCGCCTTCCACCTGCGTGGCCAGTCGCAGGTTGTCAAACGGCTCAGTCGTCACCACACTGCCCTGCAGCTGGCGCGCCTTGATGGCCTCACCAGATACGGCATTGGTTTGGCGGCCCAGGTTCTCCTGGCTTACCCCGGCAGATTTCTGGATGCTCTGCGCGTCCAGGGTCATCATCTGAATCTGGCCGGTAGCTGCGTCGGTATCGCGTCGAATCGTGATCTCTTTGCCCGCTTTCTTGACGATCAACCCATCCGGGCGGTCCGCCTCGTCGCGCAAAGTGTCCCAGTCGTCCGTCGCTCCTTCGTCGGCAATCACCTGGTTGGTGTTCAGCAGCCACAGCGCCTTGCTCGCGCGCTTGTTCAAGTCCTGCTGAATGTCGCGCACCCGGCGAATCACCCCGTAGGGCATGCGGTCGCGCCCGCGGCGGTAGCACCAAATCGGCGTCAGGCTGAAACGGTTGTGCCGGAACATGCTCGGGCCCATGGCCAGCATGTGCGCCTCGGTGAACACGGCAATGTGCACGCGCATCACCACCTTGTCGATGATGCTGCCGCCCGCCTGGGCCAGCGCATTCGCCAGTGCCCCGTCCTGCTCGTTGAAAAACAAACCCTTGAGCGGCCCCTCGCTGATGATCTTGGACTTCACCGGCTCACGGTACTGGCACTCAATCAGCTTCACGCGGCGGCGTTTGGCGTCCACCATGGGGCCAGAGCCTGCAGAGCGCAGCGTGCCGGTCTTGGCACCGCTCAGCAACTCCTCGGCCGTGTACCAGGTGTCTTCCTCCCAGTCGCTGGCCGTGTAGTGCTGGGCATCCTCCACCGCGCTTTTGATGACCTCCGCCCGGTCCGGGAACATCGTGCACGCAATGTCTTCGTCCACCCAGCGCCAGCGGAACAGGTAACGGGCGTCGCTCAGGTCCAACTCGTAGGCAGAGGAATCCCACAGCACATTGCGCCAATCCTCGTAGCGCTGGTACAGCACGTCCTGCGTTGGATCGTCACGCACGCCATCATCCACCCAGCCCACACCCACCTTCACGGCATCGGCAAAGGCGCGGCTGCGGTTGAACGGCACCCGGTTGATGTCGCTCACATACTTCATGACCTTGGTCTTGATGTCCGCCAGCTCCACATCGTCCTCGGTGCGGGGCATCACACGCCAGTCCACCCGCGTGCGGCGCTCCGTGCCAATAATCCAGTCCACCATGGGCGCGATTTCGTTAAACACCAGCGGCACCTGGCCACGGTCGGCCAGCACCTGGGCGTCTTCGGGGTCCCATTGAATGTTGTCGTAAAAGTCGGCGTCACAAGCCATCTCAAGCCTGTTCGCTGACTGCTTATCTTTTTCGTAATAAAACCAGTTAAGCAATCTGCGCAATGTTTCGCGCGCCTTTTCTCCATCCATTGGATTTCCAGAAACTTCTGCAAGCTGATTCGGCTGATTCAGCTCGGTAAAAAGTTCGTTATCGCCTTTGGCCGATCGTTTTGACGACACTTCAAACTGGCTCATAGGAGATAGCCTCGCTGTTGCATGAAGTCCACAGGATGCTTTGCGCCTTTACGAACATTGCAGCCAGGGCACAAAAGCTGCATGTTTTCATCGGCGTTTGCACCGCCAGCAGACAAGGGGATGATGTGGTCTAGGTGTTTTCCTGCTGCCGCCAGATCAACGCGACAGGCGGCACAACACCCTTTTTGCAAGGTCATGAGCCTTTCGGCTATATCCAGAGATAGTCGGCCACCACATGCAGCCTTGCGTGAGCGGCGCGCATGCTCCCAAACAATTCGCTTGTCTGGGTTGTTTTTTCTGTACTCGCTAGACCGCTGGTTTATAGATTGGCGATTGGCTTCGGCGTGGCGCAGCTTGTACTCAGAAACCTTCTCCTTGTTCTCTGACTGCCACTTGCTGACATTTGCGCAGGCGCGCTCCTTGTTGGCCGCATACCAGGCTTTAGCGCGCTGCCTATTTTTCTCTTGCTGTTCCAGGGATAGGATGCGTTTAGGCATATTCCACCCCGGATTTTTCAATGCGGATGTCCTCGGCCGCAATCGGCTTGCCGTCCGCGCTCAGGGTCATGTGGCCGAAGTTGCCACGGTAGTGCTCCTTTTCCGGGGCCGTGGGCATGCGGATCAAGTCGGGCAAACCTTCATGGATGACCGTGGCAATCTTCACCCAGGCCGTGGTCGATTGGTCCAGGCCCAGCACCTCGCCCGCCTTCTTGGCCGTGTGCGCCAGCTGAATGGGGTCATCGTAGGCGTGGGCGTTTTCTTCCAGGATGACGTACACCGGGGCGCCTGGCACAAATGCGTTGCCGGGCCGGTACGTGGCAGCCAGCACCAGGGCGCGCTTATCGTTGACCCATGTGTAAATGGCCGTCACCTCCCCGTGCACGCGGGTCAGGTAGGCTCGGGTGGTGTCGATTGAAACGGACATGGACGCTCCAGAATGATCTGGCGCTGACCATGCCATGCTTGCAACGTCACCGGGCCATGGCAGAGCCGCGGCGGCGGACAAGCCCAGACCCGGGTGCCCTCACCACGGCCACCTCCGTTCTGAACACCGCCCCGGCGTCCGCCACCTGGCCAAACTGGCGGAAGGCGTCGGACCCGTGCGAGTTGTCGTCGTGCTTTGGCTCGTCCTTCCAGCGCCCTTGGGTCTTGTCCCACTGCTTGCGGTAGTTGCTCAGCCGCTTGATACCCTGCTCGCAACCCTCCTCAGAAAACCAGCAGCTGGCGAACTGGTTGCGGGTTGCCTGAATGCCCGCCGCCACATTCGTCACCCGTGGCACCACCTCAAAGCGCTGGCCAGGCATCAACCGCTCCAGCATTTCCTTCAGCGTCTTGTTGGTGTCCGGGTTCTCACCCATGCGCCGGTAATCGGCTTCGTGGGGCAGGTAGTGCACACCAAACGGCACGCCCAGCTTTTGCAGCCAGTCCGCGTAATGGCTCAAATCCTCGCCACTGGCCTCGTAATACTTGATCCAGCGGTTTTCCGGCCCCACCCGCTGATGGCACCAAATCGCCGTCATGTCCCCGCGGCCAATGTCCCAGAAGGTGTTAACCGGCGCGGCCTCCAGCGGCAGCGTCTTGAGAATGCGCCCCTGCTTGCGCGCGTTGGCGATCTGGGTGGCGTAGTAGCAGCCCTCGGTGGAAACCTGAAACGCCTCCTCTGGAAAGCTCGGGTACTCCTGCCACATCAGCGGCGCCTCGTCCGCGAAGTCGGCCCGGCGTGTGGTCACGTACCAGGCACGCTGCCCCTCGGTCAGCACCCGGCCAATCTTGGCCTCCACCTGGTTGAAATACTGCAGGTCTGTCTCGCTGAACACCACCCCATCGGGGTCCACCGTGTACTCCGGGGCCATCCACCAGGCATAGAAGTGAAAGCGCCAATCCTTCACCGTCAGGTCGGCGCCCTGCTCTGCCAGCGCCTGGGCCCGCATAGTCATCTCGTAGAACTTGCCGTCCTGCCCCTCGGCGGTGGACTCGATGATGCAGATCCCGCTCTTGGGCACGGCCGGGATGGAGCCTGTTACGACTTCCTGCGCCTTGTCTGGGTACTTCGCGCAGATTTTCCCGAACTCACTGATGTGCAGGCGGTGAATCGTGCCCGAGCGCATGGATGTAGCCACGCGGATGGAAGAGCCGTTGTGCCCGAATTCCAGTTCGCTGGCCGTGCTCTTTGCAAGTGGGAACCATGCCTTCATGAACTCCGGTAGGGCTTCGTAAGCAAATTTGACCTTGCCCCGGAAAATGGACTCTGCAGCCTCACGGTCTTGGGCAATGATCCCGCAGCGGATTGGCTCCTTCGACCACAGCGCTGTGTCCAGCCACAAGATGCAAACCAAGGTAGTGAACCCCAGCTGCCGGGCTTTCAGAATCAGGTTCCTGTGCCACATGCGCTTGATCAACTTGCGCTGCGCAGCGTTGGGCTTGAACGCCATCACAAGGCCATCGTCGTCTTCTTCATCGCCCTTCACCACAATCTTGTAGAGCGTTTCCAGGCGCAGCAGCGGGTCCTCGGCCAGCTTCGCGTACAACTCGCGCTCGGCGTCATCCTTGAAATCAATGTTCATCGTCACCCTCTGGGCCAGGCTTCGCTACACCCAGCGTCGTGTTCTGCAGCTTGGCCAGGAACTCGGCCGCCTCGCCAACCTTCTGACTGTTGTCCTTCTCGTACAGCCCCAGGTGCCTAAACACCTTGTCCAGCGCAGCCATACGGTCGTGTGTTTTGACCTCGATACCATCCTTAGTCATCTTGGCGCCGGCGTATAGCGCTGCCGCTGCAGGGCCTAGATTGCGTGTGTCACTCAGCACCACTCTGGCATTACCGTCGCCACCACACTCCGGGCAGTCTTGGAAGGGCGCTAAAAGTGGGTCGAATCCAATGCCGCCCTTTTCATCAAAATCAGCTGGGTTATTCCCCTTGTCTGCCCATTGCTCCCGGTCGCGGTTCATTTCGCCCACGGTGCGCTGGTAACGGTTGCCCTCTCCATAGCAGTAGCGGCAGCACCCGACTTTCACCTGTACCAACTCACGCATGTCAGCGGTCGCAATATTCCAGACTTCTTGCAAAGCGCGGTCAGCGGTGATACCTATCCTTTCAGCGCGGTCTTTTTGGGCTTGCGAGATAGCGGCTTGTATAGACGGCTTTGACAGGTTTTCTGTCCCCATTTGCCGCGCGCTTTTTTCGCTATAGCCCGCCCGGATCGCCGCTTGAGTGGCATTCAGGTCCACCAAATACTCTTGAACGAAACGCTGCTGGCGCGGCTCAAGCGCTGCAGGTGAAATTGGCTTTTTGACAGTCTTCTTGGCGCGTGTTGCTGTTTTCTTCAACGCTCTGCTCCTTGTGGATAACGAACACCTTTTGGCCACAGGCCCATTGCCCGGATCTTTCGGCGGGTGTCTGCCGCCCAAACCGGCTCCAACTCACGGCGCACGGCCTTGGTGAACAGAGCGCCCTGGTCCAGCTTCGCGTGGCAACCCTGCTCTCCTGGCCGGGGGCCACAGGCTGGAAAACAGGTCAAGTCACAAGCCTTCATCCCCATGCCCTTGCCGGTATTCGCGTGCGCGGCCTGGCTGTGCCCCGCCACCCCGCAGATCGCGCAGGGCAGCGTGGCCACCGCGCGCCGATAGGACTCCGAGCGCACGGGCGCTGCCTTGGGGATGGGTGCTGCTGCCGTGGAGCCTAAACCCATCGCCGCAGCCCTTGGCACTACGGAATTCATAGCGCGTCGCGCTTTATCCATAAGGCGCTGCTCTCGTTCCTGCTCTGTTTCAGGGGTGGTGCTGGTGGCTGCGCGCCGGAAGGGTGTGCGGCGCATCATTCGTTGAATCCCCCCAGGACCGTTTCGATCATCTGGATGCGCTGGCAATCGCCCAGGTGTTTCCACAGCGTCTTGCCCGCGTGCTCGGTGCGTAGGAACGCCACGGCATCGTTGTGGAACTGCTCCATGGCGCCCTGCTCCAGCTTGGAATAGCTGATAGACCGGGGCACGGGGATCACGCCACCCTTGGGACCTGGATACCAGTCCACGAACGAGGCTCCCACCTTCAGCCAGGTGCGGAAGCTCTCAAAGTCCTCAAAGCGCTCCTGCGCTTCAAACACTGCCTGCTCCATCGCCATGTGCTTGCGGTGATACCAGCCCAGCCTCGGCTGCACGGTGGTGATTTCCACCATCTCGCCGGGCTGCAGGCGCATCAAGCCATTCCAGAGGCGGCGCCACTGCTTGCGGCCACGCTCACCCAAACCGTCCACGATGCCAAAGAACACGCGGCGGGCGGCCTCGGCATCCTGGGGGGCGATGGGGGCGGCGTCCTGACGGACAAGGGTGATTTCAGGCACGGCGCACCTCCGGCCCATACGGCAGATGCGGATTAGGGTCGTACACCCGCCCTGCAGCGTCCCGTTTGTGCTGCATTTCCACCGTCTTGAAGGTGTAGGAATGGTCCTCTGCAATCAGCAGGGCGCGCGTCATCGCCGCGTTGAACCCGCCCGGCCATGAAAACGCAGGCGGCCAAATGCTCAGATCGTCATACGTTGGGCGCTCAGGCATGCCGCACCTCCACCCGCACCATGCCGCCTACGGTGTCAGCTTTGCTGATCGTCAGCGTCCAGTGCTTGTCATCCACCCCCAGCACATCAGCCAAGCCATCCAGGCCGGATTTCATGCGCGCCAGGCAGTTATCCAGGTCATGCGCGCGGCGGTTGGGCGGCACAAACGTGATCGTGAGGTGCAGATTTTCTGCATCCAGACGCTGGGCGCCCTGCTCCTTTGCCGTCCAGGCGCAGGCGGCGCGGTAGGCCTTCTTGGCGCGGGCCAGCTTGCTCCAGTGCCCGCGAGAGTTTGGGCTCAGTTCGGCTGGTGGCCATGGAAGTGTCAGGCTCAGCATGCACCCTCCTTTTGGCCTCTGGCGCGGATTTCACCCTCGGCAATCGTGAGGGCTGACCGGAACAGATGGTTGCGGCTCTTGGTGCGAAGTTCCGCCATCAGGTCGGCGCAGGAATTTCGCTCCAGCTCCACGGCTGACCGCACCATCCCTGAGTTCGCGGCGTCCAAATAGCCCGTGCGGTAGGCGCGGTGCAGGGCGACAACCAGCTTTGGCACATCCTCCACAGCAACCTGAATCCCTAGCTCTCGGGCTATGTGCGCAGCTGGAAAAGAATCTTCAAAATTACTCACGCCGTAGCCCCCTCAAACAAATCTCGGGTTCGGGTATCCCGCTCCACCTCAGACGCACGGCGGCGGCGCTTGGGCTCGATCAGCCCAGCCTTGCGCGCACAAACCCTGCCGAAGGGCTGGGTGCCAATGACCACAGCAGGCAGGAAAGTGACGCGGCCACACCGGGCGCAGCGGCTGTTTGGCTTGGCCATCAGCAGTCCTCCGGGTGGCGGTACAGCACCAGCGGTTCATCCCCAGCGTTGCCCACGTACTGCATCGAGGGTTTGTCGAACCACAGCCCGATAGAGCCCTCCCACTCGCCATTACGCTGCTTGTCACAGATCAACAGGGCGTCAGGGTCGGTGTCTTTGATGGGCTTGCCCTGCTCCCGGTCCTTTTCCTTGGCCTTGTTCCGCCATACCGAAATCACGTTGTCCACCTGGTCGGTGATGGCTCCGCTGCCCTTGTAGTCGTACTTGCTGGGCTTGTGGCTCTCGTCCGCCGGCTTGCGGATGTGGTGCACAAGGTGGATGTGGATCTGGTAGTCGCGGGCGATTGCTGTCAGCTCGTCCACGAACATTTTTTGGCCGTTGTAGTCGTCCTCGCCGCTCACGCACTTCATCAGGCTGTCGATGAAGAAGTGAGACACACCCAACTCCTTCGCGCAGTAGCGGGTCACAGCGATGATCTGGGCTGTGGTCACGGTGCCCTGCTGGTCGTACAGCCACAGTCGCGCGTCAGTCCACTCCCGGAACTGCTCATAGACCTTCACCAACTCGTCGCGTGCAGCGTCGCTACCAGCAAAGGCTGGATCGTCAGCGTTGAACCCAGAGAACTGGCGGCCCATGCGCTCCAGCGTCTTGTTGGGCTTCATTTCAAAGCTGGCAATGCAGACCTTCTGGTCCTGCGCAATCAGGCTCAGGGCCACCTGCCCCGTCACCAGCGACTTGCCGTTACCGTTGGCCCCACCCCAAATCGTCACCTCGCCAGGCCGGAAGGCAATCAGCGAGTGGGTTTTGCGCCAAGGCATCACCGAGCGCGGCAGCTTGATGGGGTTGCGAATGCGGTCAATCAGCTCCTGCACCCACATGGATGCTGGTTTGACCTTCTGCTGTGCATCGGTTTCTCGCTCGTATTGAGCAAAGTCGATGTCATCCAGGGTAATGAAATTTGCCATGTTCAGGTGTGAATCGAATCAGTGAGTCGGAAAGAACGGTTCCGGCAACAAATGGTTTTGCAGCGCAGATGGCATCGAAAACGCGGCGGGCTCGGGCATCACCCCTCTCCCCCACCAGCACCACGCTCAAGCCGATCAGAAAGCGGAGGTCAAGGGCCTCTGGTATGTCGTGCTCATCAATCTGAACTTCAGCGTGGAACTGGCCGTCGTAGGAGTTGGGTGCTTCGTGCCAGTCACGGGCAAAGATGGAAACTCCGTCCACCACGCACACCCCCGCAGGCTTGAAGCCCTTGCGGCGCATAGCGAGAAGCTGCTGGTGACCGGTCATACGAACATCCCCAGGCTGCTGTGCTCGCTGCTCTGCTGCACGAGGTCTGTCTCGTCCTGCCACCGGCCTTGGTTCAGCCAGGTGGAGGGGTTCGGGATGTACTGCCCGCCGTCCCTGGTCCAAGCCTGAGATTCGCGCTGAGCAGCAATCGCAGCCAGCATCAGGGCCAGAAGTTCGCCATCAGGCTTGCGCTTCAGGAACGCCTTGCGGGCATCGTCCTTGCCCACCTTCTTCGGGTATGCCGACCAAAACTCGTCAAAACCTCCCCCTTGGGGGATAGAGGGGGTATTCTTCTTCTCTTCTCTACTCTCCTCTCCTCTAGGCTTTTTTTGGTGTTGCGTGGCGTTGCATGGCGTTGCATCATCAATTTCTGGCGTTGCATGGCGTTGCTTTTCGCCTTCTTGCTGTGCTTGGCGTTGCCTGTCGCGGTGTGCGCGTGACCGCTCTGTGTTGGTGTTGTCTGTGCGCTCCCGTTTCGGCTGGCGTTTCTCCCAGGCCGATACAGCGCCGTCATCTACCAAGCCACGTTCACCCATCGCGGCCAGAATGGCGTCAGTTGCGCCATCTTCCAGCCCAAGCAGGCAGTCAATAGCCTCGCAATCAATAGTGCCGAATGAGCCACGATCTTCAGACGCGCTGGCTTGTTCGAGCACGAAGGCCCAAACGGCAATGACGGATGCCAGAGCCTGTTTAGACTTGCGCGCCACCAGTTGGAATTTGGGGTCTGTCACGCTGCCGTGGTGCCAGCGGAACCAGTCAATACCTCCGGCCATGGTTCAGATTTCCTTGCCAGCGTCGCCAGCATCAATGACTTCGGCCAACCGAAGCATTTCGTTCGCCACAGCACGCACGCGGTCGGCGCTGACGAAATAGACCAGGTGGGTATCTCCTGTTGCGGAGCATGACTGGGATACGCCGACTCCGCCCTCGTTGCTGAGGAATACTTCTGTTTCTGCTTCTGCTGCGAGCTTCATTCCTGCCCTTTCATCGCCCAAAAAAGAAACCAACGGCAGGCAGGCGGGCATGTCCTGCTCTTCAGCGCCGGGAGCTACCCTTTGCCTAGCCGTGGTGTCAAAACTCATATGCCCAGCCGCTCTGCAATAGCCTTCATGGCCGCTTCGTACTGCTCAGGCGTAGCGCCTGGGTGTGCGGCAATCCATTCGCGCTTTGCGGACTCGTAGGCTTGCCAGCTCATACAGCCACCCATCCCGGAGCCAAGCTCCCATTGCCCATGGCGCGCGGGAAAAGCACCTCGCTGCGCCGGATATGCCCATCGCGTGCGGCCTGCGTGAACACGCGACCCCAGTTGCGAAGATCAGGGGGCGCAATGCCCCGCTTGATAGCGGCCAGCGTCACCTGCTCGGCGCTGAATGGCTGGCCCTTGTGCTTGCGCGCGAAAGAGATCAAGAAGCCCAATGCGTCCTGGTCAAAGTTGCGCGGAGCAGGTGCCGCGCCAAACAGGTTTTGCTGGCTTGCTGGCATGGTCAGCGCACCCCACCCGCAAGGCGCGCCAGCTTGGCCTCGCTGGCCAGTCGCTGCTCGCGGTTTTCGATGGTGATTCCGCTGGGTCTGCGCTCAAGGCTCACCGTGCGGCGTCCATTGCGGTCCAGCGCCAGGTGCACATTGCCAGCCTGTGGCGCGCGGCTGTGATTCGTCTTGCGCGGCGCCTTGGCGGGCGCTTCAACCGCAGCCTGTGGGCGCACCAGTTGAAAAGCATTCAGTCTCAGGGTGTCGTTCATGGTTGTTGTGCTCCTGCTTTCTTTTGAACCCGGTAGCGCCGATAGCGCGGGTTCCTGTGGCTGTCGGCAACGGACTCAAT